TGTCATCTTCTTGTACAGGTTTCAATTCAAATTTTTGTGATGGTGCTTGGTCCTGTGGCTCTTCCTCAGGCTTTTCTTCTTGTTCACCATTGATTTCTTTATTCATCTTCTCTACATCTTCATCAGAAAGCATAAGTACGTTCTTCTGAATCCATTCTTTAGAGAAGTATTCTCCAGCATAGTTATTGATTTGATCGAGTGTTTGCACTCTTTCTCTCAATACCTCCATATCACGTAATTCTGTAAAGTGATTATCCCTTACATAGTCAACGGTAATGTCGTTCTTCCAACTATCCCAATCTTCTTCTGTTATTATACCTTTGAGAATTAGTTGTGTTCTTAGAATACCATAGAAAAGATGAGCAAATCTCATACGTAATCTATCGATAAACTTTTGGAATTTTAATTCATCTCTTGTTACTTCAGTAGATCTACCAAGATTAAATTGATTTTCTTGCTCCAACCTGTTGAGTGGTACATTTAACGAACGGTAAACTTTTTTCTGAAAGAAAATTACGTCATCAATTTGTCCTAGGTTTTCTCCACCGGGTAATGTAGATATTTCTGTACCTTTACCACCTTCACGTCTAGGTAACCAGAAGTCTTCTAACATTGACATGTGCTTACGGTCATCTTTAATTTGACCTGTCGCTGCATCGTAAACTAATTTATTGCGATACTTAGTCATAATATCTTTCATGTATTGTTCTGCTTTACCACGTGGTAAGCTACCAACATCTACATAAAAGATTCTGCGCTCAGGTGCACGTGCCAGGCGATAGATAACTAGTGAGTCTTCCATCATTCGTAACTGATTGATAGGCTTCAATGCTTTATGTAAGTATGAAACAATCTTTTTACGATCTTCGCTTAATAGACCTGATGTTACATAACTAACAGCATCGTTAGTCATCTTAACACCGGATGTAGATGACCCTGGCTTTTCCTGATAGATATAAAACTCTTCGGTCTTTTCAATTATATCTGCACCAGTAATTGGATCTTTTTTCTTCTTAATCTTTTTGACCTTGCGCATTTTTGCAGCATCGATAGGTCGTATTTCTTGAATACCTTCTTTAGGATTAGATTCATTCAAAACAAGGTGATGATAGATTCTTCCATCTACATACCACCTGCGGAATATATCATGACCCAACTCTTTGAAATTGAGCATTCCATATATGTTATCAAATTCCTCTGTAATTTTTTTCTTAATTGTATCTGGAGCTTTGACTTCCTCCATATTCAATTCTAAAGTTTGTTCTAACTGACTACCGGTAATTGCTTCATTAGTAATATCTTCGATTGCAGCATCAACTTCAGGATGCATAGCATTGCCACGATATTTCATTATCAATTGATAGTTATCTTTAGAATCGTCATCACCTAGATTCAGGTACTGACCATAGTGCGAACCAGATGCAGTTGCATAACTACCACCTTCATCATCCCTTGGAGGAACGATGGATGGTAACTTCATCTCTTCTTTTTTCTTAGCGCGCTTTATTTCAAAACCAAATAGTTTAACGCCGTCTTGTCCTGATTGTTCTGCCATTATAATTACCTTACATTAAAGAGAAGAGCCGACCGTAGCCGGCTCTCTTCTATTTATTACTATGATGTGGTATTAGACTCGTAGTACTGGTATGCCCATACACAATTGAATCTTTCAATATTATCATTATCGCCATAGCTCAAAGTTATTTCTGACAAATCCTGTGGATAAGCACCACGGAATGTATATGTCTTCAATATTGATGAGTCACGATCAAGCTGTTCAACTTTTAGATCTGCTTCGTAAGCGATTGGAGATGTAAGTCCAGTATTAGCACTGTGTGCATTAATACCGTTCATCCATCTTTCAATTGAATCACGAACACTAAAGTCGGTATCATTGATGATAGTTGTATTCCATTCAGCGAATGTCCTATCACCGGCCATCTTGAGGATACGTCCTCTAAATGCAACCGGAATGATTCCGAAAGTTGAACCGGGCAATGATGCAGCCTCACAAAGGAATGATGTCAATTCAGCATCACCATTTGCAAAGCCCGGATAGTTAATAGTTACTTTAAAGAGGTTGGGGCGTGCCCCACCGCCTCTAAGTTTCGACTTAAAATCGTCTACACCGAGAACAGCCATTTTACATTACCTCCTTAAACCGTGCCAACTACTTCTTCAAAGTCAACACCTGTTCTAACTGCCACAAAGTTGAGAGTGACGTAGTTGATAGAACGTGCTGGTTTGATGAAGATGTTTGCGATGAACTCATTACGATCAACAATGGCTGGTGTATTGTTTGTCTCATCACAGACTACTCTAAAGTCTGTAATACCACGCCGGCCTTTGACTTCTCGAAGGACTGGCTCTACAATGTTGACAAACTCTGCTCTTGTAAATTCATCGTTGAATTCAAAGAGTACCTGTTGAGCGGCTCGGCCAATTGCTCTTTCGAGTACAAGGAAGAGTCTACGTACGTTAACACGATCGAATGCCGATGGTCGGCCAAGCATTGTCTTATCGCCGTAAAGAATTGTTCCTTGCCCTGGAATATTGGCAATTGGATTTACATCTGCTTTATACAGTGTATCTCTTTGTGACTTATTAGGAGTATAGGCAAGGCCTGTAATTCCTAAATAAGCACCACGTCGTTGACCTGCTGGAGAGAACCAAGGTGCTCTTTCGAGGTCAGTGGCTGCACAAATACCGGCAGTAGATGATGCTGCTGGTATAAAGATAAACTGATCATTATACTTATCATAAGTTTTCAGATAGTTATTATCTGCAACAAGGTATGATGAGTTTGTGAATGTATTGGCAGTTGCTACTACGTTAGTTACAGCAGTTGCGGCTGATGATACATTTACTACGTCATCTCTTGCTGGAGATGCATTTACTATACAGTCTTTGCGAAGTGACTGAGCAGTTGATACCAAGTCATTAACGACTGTGGCCTGATCAGTGCTGTTTGTCATTCCTGGTGCAATTAAGAAGTCAACTTCTACTTGGTTCTCATCTTCGAAAAGATCGAAACCAGCAAGGAATTCTGAAGTTGTTAATGCTCCTGAGTTTACACCACTTGTGAATGTGTGATCAACAGGTGATTTACTTCCAGCCAAGCCTGATGGTTTGACTTCAAAAGTATCTCCACTATCGATGTCAGTTCCTGCTCCAGCTGCACTGAAGTCAGAATCAAATCCTACCATCCAAACATATTCGGAACGCTCGTTAATAACATCTTTAGCGAAGTTATTTGTTCCATCTGGATTCTTAGCATCTTTACCTACAGATACAAATGGGAATGTTTCTAAAACCGAACCTTTAGTTCCAGTAAACTTACCATCTTGGTCAATGACCACTGCATGCATTTCATCGAGCGTTGCTGAACGATTGGATGCGTAAGTTGAAGTTTGAGGTGCTTTATCAAATTCGTTTTGATAAGCCCATCCACTAAATGTTGTGCCAGTGGATGAATCTGCAGGACAAACTGACACACGAATGGAGTTGCCAAGATCACCTGGATATTTCGCAACAAAAGTGTGTGAATTTGTATTAAGTGTTGACAGCTGAGAATTAAAATCTGTTTCATTCTTTACCATCGGTACCGGTAATCCACCATCTGAATCTGCGGCGGTTTGACCAATGATAGAACGAGAATTCTTAGCTGCACTGGTAGCTTCCCTCACTACTTGCAATGCACTTGAATAGCGCAAAAAGTATTGTGCTGAGTGGAAGTCTATGGTATTTGCGGAGTCTGGAGTTGCAAAGTTGTCGACTAGAGTTGCCTCGTTGTCAACTAAAACTCTCTGTGCAACAGGACCCCAACGAAAGTTTCCTACGATTGCTCCGGTAGTTGACTGAACGTTAGGAACGCCACCAGTCAGGTCTATTTCCTTTACAACAACCGCTGGACTTTCTGACGGTGTGCCGAGTGCCATAGCTTTGTTTTCCTTCTAACTAATTATATGATTTCATAATACGGTTATTGTCAATATACCATTATTTATAATATTACTAATCTTTAATTCTATCGAAGATTCCGTGAGTTGTACTAAGATCTGGCTCATAACCGGAAACTTGCCAGTTGTCAGGATCATTTCTTATATCCAGATCTACGTCATCTTGCCCGTTTTGTATAAAACCAAATGGTACAACATCGTCTTCTATTTCTTTCATTCTCTGATCGAATAACATTTGTTTCAAGTTAATATCTGTCATATCACCGAAATATTGTGTAGAGCAAAAATATCCGAACATAACAAGGTTCATCATCAAGTCATCATGGTTACCATCGCTAGCTTCGTATGATTGACCTCTTGCCTCAAATGTAGATATTTCTAAAATGGTGCGGTCATCAACAATTTCTAACTTACCTGATTCAAGTATGTCTTTAATTGCTGAACAGCCTAGTCTTTTTGTTTTACGGGTAATTTCAATACCGATAGCATTTGCTTTGACCGAAGATTCTACATGTACATTTTCATATTCTAAATCATGGTATAATCCATTACAAACAACAGTACCCTGATCATTTGATTCTACAACTACGTAAGCTTCGTTGTAGACTTTTGCATACTTATATATAATATTAGGGAAGAGTATCGGAGAGATAGTGTTGTTGCGATAAACAGCCACCTGTCGAAAAGGCCGGACGCTAATATCGATTAAGGTAAAAGTAGAATAATCCTGTCCTCTTCCCTTACTTACATCAACTGTCATTATATAGTCGTGTTTTTCAATAGGTTCTTCATATATTCGTAATGCATTACCTTCCATTTCACGTATATACATTTTTGATCTTAAAGATAATAAACAATCAGCACTAACTAATGTATCACCGGTACCA